TAACGCGGCAACAAACCTTCTGAACATCACGAACGCGCTTGACGCGCGCGTGGATATGCTGGAAGCGGTGCTTTTCAATGACATTACGACAAATCCGTTCTTGATCCTCTTCGATGATCTCGACGGCGTAACGTCTACGGGCATTTGGAACGAGAGTTTGCAGAGGATCGAATGCTGACGCGGTACGCTTGCACGGCGGCGGAATTGTCGTGCGTGATCGGAAACATCTTCGCGGAGCTTTCCCCACCGTGCGCGGCTTGCGGCGCGGAGGTATTACAGATCACAGGAACAACGGTTACAGGGAACGCGGCAACGCTGACCGTTACCGAAGCGGGCTTCGATTTCGACGGGTGCGCCGACGATACCGCTATGATCGAGCGAATGCGGAAAGGACGGTGCATATATGCAAAGACCGGAGCGGGAGCGGAAAGAACCGACGGAATTCAACGTGATTGTGAAAGCGAAAGACCTTGTAAAGCACACCTTCACGATCACGAATTCGACGGAGCGCTACCCGAAGAAATACCGCTTCACGCTTGTAAACAGGATACAGGATAAAGCGGTGGACATTTACGAATGCGTCCTTGAAGCGAACGAATTAGACCTTCGGGACGCGCAGGAATACAGACAACGGCAGAAGCTACAAGCAAAGGCGCTGACCTATTGCAAGGAGCTTCTATTTTTCATAGAGCTTTCGCAGGAAATGGGCTTTATTTCTATGAGCAGTTGCGAATATTGGTCAAAACTTGCGCTTGAAGTGAAGTACATGACGACCGCGTGGAAGAAGCGGGACAAAACGAGAGCTTGAAAAACGTTCGGGGTACATCTTGATACGCCTAATTCGTCGAACGCCAACAACGTCCGCAACGTCAATTCGGACGGCTCTTTGAACAACAACAACGCGTACAACGGCAACAATGGCGTTCGCCCGCTTCGGTGGACTATGTGAACGAGTAGGCACAGCCGAAAGCAGAATACCACCATCAAAGGAAGGTGTATCCCGTCGCCGCTATCCACGGCGGGGACAAATACAGGATCGCCGATACCGGAGCATACCGCCTTCCGGCGGCTGGCAAAGGTTATAAACAGCGAGGATTTTTTATTATGACAGACTTTGAAAAGATATACAGCTTTGAAAGCCTATACAATGCCTACCGAAAGGCGCGGCAAGGCAAGAGGTGGAAAGGAGCGGCGGCAAAGTTTGAAGTTAATCTTCTTGAAGCGCTGAACCTATTAAGCGCGCAGATCAGAACGAAGCGCTATACCATGTCCCCGTATAACACGTTCGAGGTATACGAACCGAAGCGCCGCGTGGTTATGTCGAACAGCTACAAAGACAAGGTTGTTCAACATTCGCTTTGCGATAACGTGCTTGAACCGATTTTGACACGATCGTTCATTCGCGATAACTACGCGTCGCAGGTGGGGAAAGGTACGCATTACGGGTTAGACAGGCTTCAAGAGTTCATGCGGAGGTTTTACAGGAAGAACGGAATTGACGGCTGGATACTGAAAGGCGATATTTCAAAGTATTTCTATTCGATCCGGCACGACGTTTTGAAAGCCTTAATCCGCGAGAAGATAACCGATCCGGACGTTTTGTGGCTTGTCGATCTTATCATCGACAGCACCGAAGGCAACGTCGGAATACCGATCGGCAATCAAACTTCACAGCTTTTCGCCCTTCTCTACCTTGACGGGCTGGATCACTTCGTAAAGGAAAAGCTGGGTATCAAATATTACGGGCGCTATATGGACGACTTCTTTTTGATCCATCACGACAAAGCATATTTGCAGGAGTGCCGGAAGCAGATTGAAGCGTTCGTACAGGCGCGCGGGCTTTCGCTGAACGCGAAAACAAATATCTTTCCCTTAAAACACGGCGTTGATTTCTTGGGCTTTCATACATACTTGACCGAAAGCGGCGCGGTGATCCGCAAGGTGCGCCGTCGGAGCAAGAACAATATGAAGCGGAAGTTGAAGAAATTAGCCGCCCTTCACGCGGCGGGACGGATCGACGCAAAGACCGTTGAACAATCCTATCAAAGCTGGAGAGGACACGCCGAAAAGGGAAACAGCTATCACTTGATCCGGCGGACGGATCATTATTACAACAGCTTAATGAAACCAAAGGAGGCGGCACAATGTCAAAAACATTAGGCAGTTTGACGGTGGGCGCGAAGATTGAAGTTCCGGTTCTTTCGGCGTATCAATCGCGCTTCGGATCGAAGATCGTTTTCAAGATCGCAGACAAGAACCACAGCGGCTACCCGTCGAATTCCGTAACGCTGATTACGGAAAAGATCATTCAGTTAATGTGTTTCGACGCGAAAGAGCCGAGCAACAGCAACAGCGACCGGAAACAATACGGCAATAACCGTTATCAGCATTCAAACATTCTGCAATGGCTGAATAGCAACGCAACGGCGGGCGCATGGTACAGCGCAAAGCACAGCGCGGACGCGCCGCCTACAAACGCGAACGTATGGAACAATTACAACGAGTACGACGCGTGGGCGGGCTTCCTTGCTATGCTTGATCCGAAGTTCGTTGCGGAGCTTCTGACAACAACGCAGACCGTCGCAAGAAATACCGTTACCGACGGCGGAAGCTATGAAACGGTAACGTCAAAAATGTTCCTTGCGTCCACAACAGAAGTGGGGCTTGCGAATGAAAACAATATCGCAGAAGGAACGCTTCTTGCGCTATTCAGCAACAACGCTTCCCGCGTCGCTTATCCTACGGCGCAATGCGTGAGCAATTCGGAGTACACGGACGCTAATTTCAGCACGTCAAAGGGCTGGTATTGGTGGCTTCGTACGCCTTATTCGTCGGACGCCAGCTACGTCCGCTACGTCTATTCGGACGGCTCTTTGGGCGGCGACGGCGCGTACGTCGGCAGCGGTGGCGTTCGCCCGCTTTGTAATCTTAAATCTTCTATCTTGGTATCTGACAGCCCGAACAGCGACGGAAATTATACGGTAATCTACAATTCCGCGCCTTCCGCGCCGCCCAGCATTACCGCGCCCGCGACGTGTTACAGCAGACAGAACATCAACATTTCTTGCGCGGCGGCGACCGATCCGGACGGCGACGCGCTGACCTATTGTTTCGAGCGCTCATACAACAGCGGCGCGTGGACACAGGTTCAAGCGTCCGCAAGCAGGACGTTCACGGAAGCGGTATCGACCGCGTGGAACACGTTAAAATACCGTGTCCGCGCAAAGGACAGCTACGGCAATTATTCCGCATACACCACAAGCGGAGATATTGCCGTAATCCATAACCAGCCGCCCGTGATTTCCGGCAGTAACGCCGATCTTGGCACGAAGCGCGGGGATTTCACCTATCAATACAGCGTAACCGATCCGGACGGCGACACGGTGAACGTTGTTGAAAAGATCGACGGAAAGACAATCGCGACGAAGAACGCGATCACGCTGGGCGCGACGCAGACGCTTTCCGTTGCCGGAAATACCTTCACGGCGCTTACGAACGCAAAGCACACGATCACGATTACGGCGACCGACAGCGCAGGAAATAGCGCCGTCCGGACGCTGACGTTCACGAAGTCGATTGCGGGCTTCGTTATCACGCTTTCCGCGCCGCTGGAAGCCGACAGCCAGCCGACACGCGCAAATGTCAAGGTAACGCGCGACATTCCGGCGGGCGGCACGTTCAAGGTTGAAGTTACGAATAATCCGTTTGACGCTTCCCCCGTTTGGGAGGATTGCACGAACGCGGTTGTTCAAGGCGTTGCACACGTTTTCACAAATAAGATCAACACGGCGGCACAGTACGGAATGAATATCCGCGTAACCGTCCAGCGCGGCGACGCGCTGACCGCTTGCTGGGTATCGGGGATCGGGGGGAATTTTGAATGAGCGTAATTCACAAGAAGAGCAACGGCGGAGCTTCCACCGAAATTGAAAAAGAGGTTCGGGAAGTCAAAGCGGCGGGAGAGCAAACCGCCGCTTTGCTTGCCCTATCCTTCAAAGCGCAGATCGTGCAGGATCGCGCCGCCGGAACGAACGTCATTTCCGACGCGGCGATCCTGCAATCGGCGGAAGTGATCGAATACGACGAATACGCCGACAATCACGCTTACAACACCGTCGGCGAAATCATCAAGCACAACGGGCGGTATTACGAGATCAAAGCGGCGCACACGTCGAACGCGGCGGCTTATCCCGTTGAAACCACCTTCGCGTACTATCGCTTGATCGAGCTTTCCGCGACCGGAACGCTTGACGATCCGATCCCGTATCCGGAAACGGCGGGGATCGTCGTTAATGTCGTTTCCGGCTTGTATTACAGCTACAAAGGCGCGGTATACCTTGCAAAAGCAGATATGCCGAATTGCGTTTATCCGCCGGACACGGCGGGCTTGTGGCAATGGGAAAAAGTAACCTAACGGGAAGGAGGATCAACGATGGACACTTTCACAACGGTTCTTTCCGTCTTTTCTACCGTATGCGCTATCGTGTTCGGCTATATCGCTTTTGTTCGTAACAGGGACAAGGACAAGGAAAGCAATGTGAAGCACGACGCGACCGTTTTAACCGAGATCGGATACATCAAGGCGAACACGGACGAAATCAAGGCGGAGCAGAAGGAACAGCGAAAGACGAATACGGAGTTCGTAACGCGCTTGACCGACGTTGAAGCGTCGGCGAAACAGGCACACAAGCGGCTTGACCACATCGAAAAACGAATGGATCAAGCAGAGTAACACCAGCGACGGCGGGGGCTTCCCCGCCGCTTCTTTATTGCAAAGGAGGTATTAAATGGCACTTAAAGGGAGCAACAATGAAGCGCGAATATGGAATTATTGTATCGCGCAGGGATTAACCGAAGCGGGGGCGGCGGGCTTGATGGGTAATCTTTACGCTGAAAGTGCGCTTAATCCAAAGAACCTTCAAAACAGCTACGAAAAGAAGTTGGGACACACGGACGAAAGCTACACGGCGGCAGTTGACAACGGGACGTATGAAAACTTCGCGCGGGATCGCGCAGGATACGGGCTTGCACAATGGACGTATTGGAGCAGGAAGGAAGCCTTGCTTGCTTTCGCGCGTTCAAAAGGAAGGTCAATCGGCGATCTTGAAATGCAGTTGGATTTCTGCTTCAAGGAGCTTTCGAGCGGATACAAAGCCGTATTGAATACGCTTAAAACCGCAACGACCGTCCGCACCGCTTCCGATAGCGTTCTTCTGAAATTTGAACGCCCAGCGGATATGAGCGAAGCCGCACAGAAACGGCGCGCAAGCTACGGGCAAAAGTATTTTGACAAGTACGCCGTGGCGGGCAAAGACACAAAGAAGGAGGAAAACAAAGTGGGGAAAATGACAAGCGCCACATTCGTCGAAAAGCTGATCGACGTTGCAAAGAATTATAAAACGCTTTATGTTATGGGTTGCTTCGGCGCGCCTATGTCGGCGGCGAACAAAAAGCGCTATACAAGCAATCATACATACAACAAACAGGCGGCGCGAACGCGCATGATTAACGCCGCAAGCGCGGATACGTTTGGCTTCGATTGCGTTTGCCTTATAAAAGGCATTTTATGGGGCTGGCGCGGCGACACGGCGAAGAGTTACGGCGGCGCGTCCTATGCCGTGAACGGCGTTCCGGACATCGGAGCGGATCAGATGATTACAAAATGTGCGGGCGTTTCGACGGACTTTTCAAACGTTGCAGTCGGCGAAGCGTTGTGGTGTGAAGGTCATATCGGCGTTTACATCGGAAACGGGCTGGGCGTTGAATGTACGCCGCGCTGGGATAACAAAGTTCAAATTACCGCCGTTGCAAATATCGGCAAGAAGGCGGGTTACAACGCGCGCACATGGAGGAAGCACGGGAAGTTACCTTATATCGACTATACAGGCGCGCAGACCGACACTTCCGGCGGCACGGCGGAGGGCAAAAAAGACAATGCCGTGGCGGGGTATGCCGTCGGCGATATTGTCGAGTTCATCGGAACGAAACATTACACAAGCGCGAACGCTTCGAGCGGGAAGCCTTGCAAAGCGGGCAAAGCGAAGATCACGCAGATTTACAAGAGCGGAAAGCACCAGTACCACCTTGTAAAAGTGTCCGGCGGCGGTTCGACCGTGTACGGCTGGGTGGACGCGCAGGACATTTCCGGCGGGACATCGGCGCAGAAGATCATGGCGGGAAGTAAAGTGCGCGTGAAAGCGGGCGCGAAAACCTATTCCGGCGGAAGCCTTGCTTCCTTCGTCTATTCCCGCGATCACATCGTCAAGGAGCTTTCCGGCAAGCGCGCCGTGATTACCTACGGCGGAACAGTTGTCGCGGCGGTGAACGTCGATGATCTAACGCTTGTTTAACACACGCACAACGCACGGTATGCGTTACACAACGCGCGCCGTGCGTTAATTGCGCTATGTGAAAGGGGGACGCAATGAAAATCAAATCTTCGAGCGGGAAGCGGGTGGCGAAGCGACGCTTCTTCAAGGCTGACGAACGCTTCGCAACGAAAGCCGTTATTGTGATCGCGATTACAACGGCGGCTTTCATCATCGCACAGTACGTTTCATTCCTTATCACGCGGCAGGAACAAACCGTTCTGATCGAATGGTATTTCCGCGCCGTCGTGATTGAATGCGGCGTAATGATGATGAAGCGTCTTGCCGAAGTAATCGTCGGCAGGATCAAGAAAAAAGAAAAAATCGACATAACAGAAAGCGAGGATACAAACAATGACTATTGATCTTACCAGCATTGCAAACGCCGTGATCGCTCTTATCGCGGCTATCATTACCGCCTTCGTGATCCCGTGGATCAGAAGCAAGACGACCGCCGCACAGTTTGAGAAAATCAAAATGTGGGTAACGGTTGCCGTCGAAGCCGCCGAACAGCTTTACACCGGAAGCGGCAGGGGCGCAGAGAAGAAAGCATACGTTGTTGAATTTCTGAATAGCAAGGGCTTCAAGATCGACGCGGAAACGCTGGACAAACTGATCGAAGCCGCCGTCTTTAATCTTCCGGACTATTTTGTGGTAAACGGCATTCCGGCGGAGCAGATCAACGGAAATAAAGAGTAATTGACCACGCGGCGGATCGCGCTTCCCCTTTCAGCCTTCCGCCGCATAAAGAACAATCCCCCGTGCGGGCTTTCGAGCCTTGCACGGGGGATTTTTTTGTTTGGTTCAAACTTTCCGAAAACGGATTGTAATTTCAGCGCCGTAAATATCGCTTGCGCCGTGATATGCGGAAATGTGCGTCACGCCGTCGCAACGATCGAAGTTATCTTCGAGAAATTGCGAGTATTCGGCGGGGACATATCCGGCTTTTTCGTCATTCAGCAAGACGGCGAAAGC